ACTTAGGTTTTAGTCAATCCGCTCAAATTTTCTCTAATGATGTTTCTCCTATCAAAGACAACAATATTCAAACTGTAGATGGCACAATTGGATGGCCTGGTAATTCAGTTTATTATGTTCCCGCCCAACAAACATTTGGATTAATTGGATCATTTGGTAATCCTAATTTAAGTGGTTCTTTATTATCTACTACTTATGGAGGTATTGTTTGGTACAATGCTGGTGCAGGACCAGCAGGTAATCCTAGTGTTGATAGAGGCTCAGTACTTTATAAACAAGTAGTAAATGATGATGATCAATATGCTACTGGATCTGTTTTTTCTAGTGTAGTTTCTGCTTCATTTGAAATTAGTGAAAGTTTAAATGCTGGTAATAGATGGTTTGTTACTTTATATACTCAATCAAACTACCCACTTCAAACCTTTATTGAAGCCACTGAAACTGATCCTTTATATCCATTTAATAGTGGTTCAGCTTATGATCATAGTGAAGAATTTAGTTTAGCATCTCAAGGTGTTTATGAAATTGATAGTGTTATTAGTTTAGGTTCCCTTTCAGGTGGATATGATTCTCAATTATGGAGATTTAAAACCGGTTCAGGCTATCAAATTCCAGAAACTCGTCCTATTGGAATTGATGGATTAGGTAATTATCCTACAGGAAGCAGCTTAGCTGCCTTAGTATGGAGAGCTAATCCATTCCCACAACCTGTTATTTTTGAATATCGTTCAGATTATTTCCCTTCAGGTATTGGTGAACAAGGAGGATATGCCATCCCAGATGATTTCGATAATAACTTAAAAGGAGCATTGTTTGCACTTCAAACTAAAGGAGTAACACCTGTAGTGAGTAATTTCCAAGTGGTAAATACTATACCTTCAACAACTAATATTAGTACAGGAGCAGGAGCTGCTGGTGGTAGTTCAGGTCCCTTAAATCCAGATGGTAGTTTCTCATAATGTTCTATTATAAAAGAGGAATGATAGAAATAACAGATCCTTGGGAAAGGCCAAGTAAAGAAAGCTTTGAGTCTTTCTTAATGGATTTTAAACAACTTAAAGGTATTCAAAATTACCAAGTATATTTAGTTGGAGCCTTTTGTGAAAATTACTATTTAGGGACTGATAGAGAAACTTGGGATGTTGATTTAATATTAAGAGGTGATATTCAAAATTATACTGAATTAAAAAATATTTTAGATCAAGCTATAGAAATTGGGTTTAAATATAATATTTTAGTAGACATATCTTGGAGAAGTGATCTTCCTAACTTAAACTTGTTTTCCCAAGAAAAAATTATTACCTATACCAGTGCCGAACAATATACTCTAGATACTGAATGGGTTCAAACAGTTGAAGGAGATATTAAAGAAATAATATCAGGATTGTATCATGTAAAATTTAATCCTGAAAGAGCATATAATAAATTTATAACTAAAAAATATACGTTACCTTGCAAGGAATTGGAATTATAACATATTTATAATAAAATCTAGATTAAACAAATGGGATATTTAAATAACTCAGTAGTAACCGTTGATGCTATCTTGACAACTAAAGGTCGTCAGTTATTAGCACAAAATGATGGTCAATTCAGAATTACACAGTTTGCTTTAGCAGACGATGAGATTGACTACACTCTTTACAACCCAAACCAACCTTCAGGTTCCGCTTATTACGGAGAAGCTCTTGCAAACATGCCTTTATTAGAGGCTTTCCCTAATGAGACTCAAGTAATGAAATATAAGTTGGTTACTTTACCTCGTGGTACAGCTAAAATGCCTATCCTAGATTTAGGTTACTCAGCTATTGTAATTAAACAAGGTGCTAACTTAGCAATTACTCCTCAAACTCTAAACTACACAGGTGGTAATCAGGTTGAAACTTCAGGTTACACATTCACTATCTCAGATGTTAGATTGTTTAATACTTTCGAAGCAGTAGGAATTAATAACCCAGCAGTTCAAGCCCTTAATTTAGCTAACCAAACACAAACCTTAGGTACTACAGTATCTAGAACAGTAGTAGGTACTACATTGAATATGAGAGCAACTACAGTTAATACATTATTTGGTTCAAATTCTCAATTACAAGCTACTCTAACAGTTGAAGGTAGAGACTCAGGTGCTAGAATCACTATCCCAGTAACAGTAACTAAAGTATCTTAATTATGTCATTTAAAAGATTAGAAGCAGACGATTTTGTAGTATCAACTGATTCCATTACAGCTGGAATGTGGGTTGGTGATATAGCTACATTAACATACTTTTTTACTTCCTCTACCCAAGCAGCAGGAGCATCAGGTGATTATTACCTAAATGTTTATTCTTCATCAGCCGCAACTGATATCCAGTTTGCGATTGCTTATGCAAATGCTCAAGGTAGTGGCTCTTTAGCTTATAACACTGCTGTTAATGGATATTCTCCTACAGGTACAATTTATGGCCAATATCAAAACCTTGTATTAGGTGATGAAAATGCTGCTTTCATATTTGGTAACATCACTAGCTCAGATTTCTTTGCTTTATCAATTGAAAGAAGTAGATTTAAAGAAGCAATTTTACCAGGTTCACTCACTTTAAAAGTAGCTGGTAGTACTAGAACACTTACTTTAACAGATGATAGTGCTTACACTACAACTGTAATGTATGGTGAAGCTGGTAGAATCTATAACATTATTTCAGGATCAGCTGGTGTTAGAAATACTTCAGTAAATTCTAGTGGTTGGACTTCAGCCTCAGGTTCATATGGTTGGTTATTACCTGATATCGGAACTATCCTATTAAATGGTGCTGCTTTAGCTGCTCCAAGTGCCTCAGGTGGTGCTAATTTCTTATACAGTGGTTCAGCTTCAGCCTCAGCAGCTCCTAATACATCTCCTAATGTAGCTTTATATTTAGGAATTTCAGGTTCTTCAGCTAAAACATTTACTCTAAATTCTCAAGAGTCAGTTACTTCAGACTTTATCTTTGTAAGACCAAGAAGCTCAGAATTTAACTACTCAGAAAATCCATCATTTATCTCAGGCTCAACTGGTGAAGTATTATATAGTTCATTTATCAATAACCCACAAGTGTATATTACTACAGTTGGTTTATACAATGATAATAATGAATTGTTAGCAGTAGCTAAAATGTCTAGGCCATTACTTAAAGACTTCACTAAAGAAGCCCTAATCCGCGTTAAGCTAGACTTCTAATGAATGAGTGCTTACAAACAATTTCTAGCCTCTGATATAATTGTATCTCCCTTTGAGGTAAATAAAGGTTTTTCCTTTAAACAAAGTGAATGGGGTACAAACGTCCAGATAGATAGATTTTTAGGTACCAGTGGTTCTTTTGAATTTAATCAAACTACTACAGGTACCCTATCTACACAATATCAAGTACTGGTTTATAATTCAACTAAAGAATTATATTATTCAAATTTCTTAACTCAAAGTTACGGAGATATAGCTCAAACAGCTAGTTTAGTACCTGGAAATGATACTGCTGGGAATGTTTTAGTAGGACCTACTAATTCAACAGGTAGATATTTTAATTATTTACAATCTACACTTACAGCGTCAAGATATTTTCCAACAGGTTCAGGAGATGAAGTAGCAGTTGTTTCTGTATCTTCTAAACTATTTGGTAATTATATTCAACCTTATTCTTTTATCTTTGACTATTCTTCTAGCTTTAAAGCCTATGATGATGGAGAAGGTAATCTTTATAGTTCAGCTAGTTTTAGCTGGGTATCAAATGAATTAGAATATTTTTACTATTCTGAGTCTTTAAACTTTGTATCATTTGCTGATGCTTCTCAAATTACATTAGATACACCTACATCAGTTCCTGCCGGGTATACCTTTGATTCTGCTTCATGGACAGGACCTACTAATAAAACTCCATTTAGAGACACTTCCAATATTGCATTTCAAGCAATTAATAATCAAGGAATTACCTTTGATGAAAATACTGGTATAATGACTACAGATGGTTCTGTTTGGACTTTCGTAGACCCATCCCCAGAAACTGGTCCTATAGTAGTAACTTGGGTGTCTAGCTCATTTATAGTAAAATCAGTATCAGCTAATGAAAATGTAGGTAATATAATTTATCCACATGGAATGGCTATTTTTACAAATCAAAATATACCATTATCTAGTATTACTACTTTAGCAAATGCAACCTGTTCATTCTCTTCCTCACTTACAATTTACGAGACACAATATAAGTGTACTATAAGAGAAAATGAATTTAATTTTAGTTTAAATCCATCTCTAATTTCGGGTTCAACAGATGGGACAGTTTATGGATATGTAACTAGTTCTTATTTTAGCCCTTATGTCACAACAGTAGGTTTATATGATGAATTTCAAAACCTTCTAGCGGTAGGAAAATTAGCCCAACCATTACCTACTACAGCAACTACGGACACAACTATTCTTATTAACTTAGACCGATAAAAAATGTGGACTTATAAAAACGAACCTATGGAGGCACTCTCCTCCTTCCCTGAAGGGACCTTTGGTTTCATTTATAGGGTTGTTCATATACCAACAGGTAAAACCTACATTGGTAAAAAAGTTTTATTCCATCAAAAGAAAGTAAAACTTACTAAAAAAGAACTACTAGAGTATACTCACGTAGCTGGTCGTAAACCAGCCTATAAACTAGCTATGAAAGAATCAGATTGGGAAACATACTATGGTTCAAATAAGGAAATTGTAGCTATGTTAAAAGAAGGTAAAAAGGATGAATTCAAACGTGAAATCCTTCATTTGGCTACCTCAAAAAAGTTATTAACTTACTACGAGACAAAATATCTATTTGTGTATTCAGTGCTTGAAAAACCAGAGGAGTTCTATAACGATAATATTTTAGGTAAGTTCTTCACAAAAGACTTTGCTCAGTAAGATATCTTTCGTATATTACTGCGTATGGTAAATCAACTAGTTGCAAACTTAGTCAATTCAGTCTTAGGACATGGCAAACCTACTGCTCGAGGTAACCAGGCTCATACTTGTCCATTCTGTCATCACCATAAACCTAAACTAGAAATTAACCTAGATGAAAATGCCACTCACTATCAAAAGTGGCATTGTTGGGCTTGTGATAAAAAAGGAAGTAGGCTCCTTAGCCTATTTAAAGCAATTGATGCTCCTATAGATAAAATAGAGGAACTAAAGTCCCTAGTTGGGTCTGGGTTTAGAATTATAACCCAAGAACAAAAGACTGATCTTAAACTACCAGAAGAATTTAAACCACTGTCCGAAATCACAGAAAAGGACATTGTAGGTAGACATGCCTTAGCTTATCTAAAGAAACGAGGCGTTAGTAAACATGATATACTCAAGTATAATATAGGGTATTGTGATGGGGGTGCCTTCGACAAGATGATCGTTATACCATCGTATAATAACGAAGGTAAATTGAATTATTATGTGGCTCGCAATTTCAATCCTAACTCTAAGGTAAAATATAAGAATCCCGCATTAAGTAAAAACATTGTACCTTTTGAACTATACATTAACTGGTCTTCACCTCTTATTTTATGTGAGGGACCATTTGATGCTCTAGCCATCAAACGAAATGCTATCCCACTATTAGGAAAACACATTCAGGATAGCTTAATGAAAAAAATTGTAACATCAACTGTAAAGCAAATCTATATTGCCC